AACCACGCGATGAAACACCAAGTTTAACTCCGCTTTCCAGCATTGTTTTAACAAGTTGTCCCATCGGCGTAGGTAATATCTTCATCTTTCCATAACCGTTTGGTCCATCCATCCACATTTCTTTAATCATGTGCGAACAACGGTCAAGGTTTATGTTAAGGCCTTCTGGATGATCAACTTCACCAAGAACTGAGTATCCTCCCTGAATCTGATCGTTAAGAGTGTTGACAGCCCTACTAATTTCACTTACGGGGTATATACGTTGGTTCGCATTGCGAACGCCACCCTGTATACAAATACCTTTTAAATGAAGGTCTTTGCCGTCCTCAGTAGATTCCAGAACAATCTGTGCCTGGTCGAATGTCAAGTTCTCACGTAATAAGTTCATCAACTATTCCCTAACAATTAAGAACCAATGATTGATTTACCATCAGTTCCAGTTTCGCCTGCGCCTTTTTTCTCAGCACCGTGGCCTTTAGCGTTTGACATTGACTTACTTGCTTTACCGCCTGGTACGTTTACATTACCATGATCTTCAGTCTTAGGAGCACTTACAGTACCGCCTTTTTCTTCTGCAGATCCTTTTGCGATATTAGCACTTGAACCGCCCATATCATTTTTACCAGCAACTGGAGATTTTGCTTTGTTATCTTCGCCTTTTGGCTCAGCAACTTTTTCAACATACTCTCTCATTTGCTCAGTGTTTGATTTAGTACCTTCAAATGCTGGTACTTCATCTTCTACGCTAAGATCGGAAGAAATTGCTTCTTCTTCCTTTTCTTCTTCGTCGTCACCCATGTCATCCATTGGTGCTTCCTCAGAATCGTCATCGTCACCTTCTTCCTTATCGCCCATCATTTTTTCAAATTCTGCTTTAAGGTCGTCAAGTGCGTCTTCTAAATCAACAACACGGTCTTCCATATCTTCGTCATCACCTTTGTCGTCGTCACCTTCTTCGCCATCTGCATCTGCTTCGATATCAGCCATCATGTCGTCTGCTGGATCGCCGCCCATGTCAGGTGCTTCCGGTGTAATTTCTGCAAAGTTTTCATCAACTTCTTCGTCCTTAGACTCATCAGTTTTTTCATCTTCGTCTTTTGCTTCGTCAACGTTTTCGTCTTTAGACTCATCTGTTTTTTCGTCTTCGTCTTTCGCTTCGTCAACTTCTTCGTCTTTTGAAGTTTCATCAACTTCTTCGTCAGTTGCTTCGTTAGTGTCTTCGTCTTTAGACTCGTCTGCTAACTCATCTTCTAATAAATTTTCATAAATTGTTCTTGATTTTTCAACGACGATTTCATGGAACAGTTCTTCTGCACCTTTCTTATCTTCGTTAACTAATTTTTCAAGCATTTGCTCGAATTTGTTACGGTCTGCCATTGTAGTACCTCCTATAAGTTTACGTTTGGTAAGGCTGTCAATAATATTTACATATAATAGGGAAAATATGCGGAATATAGGCTCAAAACGCAGGATTTTGAAACCTTAATGAAATTAACCGAAGATCTTCTGAAATTCTTCGATTTTTACGTGGGATAAATTTGTAAAGTTTTTTAGACTTCCTGGTAAGAATTTATCACCTTCTGCTACTACTCTTATATATCTCTTTGTGTGATTTCTTTGGCATATTATACCTACTTGACGCTCCCAGTTACCAAAATATGTTGCAGGGTCGTTTTCTCGCTTGTAATTAAATGTACCAGCGTATAAGTTGTTTACCTTATCATCGCCTTTTCCGGTGCCTGTAGTGCCTTTAAAGTCAAAACCTAACAAATATATAGGACTATGTCCGTGTTCTGAAGCAAGATCTAATGCTGTAGGACCACTGCTCCAGCCTTTACTGGGGTTTAAAATGTTGAGTCCTTGTATGTCTTTTAACTGTTTATTGTGGTTAGTGTATACTTTGTTGTGCTTTTGCCAACCTGTTTTGCAAATTTCCATTACCATCTTGGCGTCTACTGCTACAAGATAGTCTGGCCTAAAGTCTCTGTAAACTGCGTTACAGGCATAGATAGGACCGTACTGTTTTAATGCTTCTAAACTTATGGGTTTGCGACTTGTGCCGTTACCAACAACGAATGCTGTTGACATATCATCTCCTATGCTTCAGGTTGTGATGCCAATCCGTACATCTGTCTTACAAAATGTAACTCTTTCTGTTGTTCTTCTTTATGGAATTCACCGGCTCTACGTGCTTTGTTAATTTGACGTAGGCTTAGTCTTGTTTTTCTTGTGTCGTTTTTTGATACAACACCTTCATCATCAACAGAATCATATGACTTGTCTTCTGTTGGCTCAAGTGTTTCTTTGTCAAAATAAAATAATTCTCTTAGTATCATGTAAGTATTTATTCCTTATGCTGGTGGTACTTCAGGAGCAGGTGCTCCGCCTGCGCCGCCGCCTGTAGTTGTATCAGGTGCTGGTGCCGCTCCGCCGTCTACTGGATCAGGCTCTGCTGTAGGATCAATGTCTTCTGCTCCGCCTATGTCTGCATCCATTGCCGCGCCACTAATACCTACGCCACGCATTTCGCCTGCGGCGTCTGTAGGTGGTGGAGTAATGTTTTCATCATTCTCTTCTTTCCAATGACGTTCATTTTCAGCAATGTCTTCTTCACTTAATCCTAAGAAACGTTTCATTGCATATCTATTACTAATAAATGGCACAGCCATAATTTGTGTAAATGTTGGAATTCTTACGTTGTCAAGTTCTGATTGTCTATAACTTGCAAAGTTCATTGGTGGTTCAAGTTTTAAATCAAACATTGAAACATCAAGGTTCATACCTTTTTCTAATAGGTAACGTTTAAACTCTTGATTAAATTCTTCTGTTACAAGTGCTTGTAAACGCTCACAGTACTTGTTAAAGCGTAGTTCTTGTATGTATGCAGTACCTACTCTACCATCGTTACTTTGTGTTTGTGCATCATCTTGTGCCGCTGTTGGCAAGTAACTACTTGGAATACGTAAACCTCTAATAAGTTTATTAGTAAAGTATTTTAAGTCGTCAATCTCACCTAAGTTAGTACCGCCTGGCAGTGTTTCAACTTTAGATCCACGTCCTTCTGCTGTTTGTGGAAAGAAATAATCTTCGTTTGTTGATAATGGATTGTATGCACTATCAATAACACTTGTTGATCCGCCTGTTGAACTTGGAATACGTCTTTGATGTATTTCTGTTTTTACACGCTCAACAAATTGCATTGCAAGGTGACTTGGCATATTACCCACGTCAATGTAAAACACTCTACGTTCAGGTGCTCTTTGTGTTCTGTAAATAATAATTGCGTCTTCTAATAATTCTTTTTGTTTGTAAACTTTAAAAATACTTTCAAGTAATGAATTACCAAATGGGTAATTGTTGTCTAAACCTTCACTTAAACTTAAATGTATAACATGTTCTGCATCAATGGCAACTTCTCTATTGTTTACATTAAATCTTGAACCTGCTTGTGATGTTCCTGTGTTACCAACTGCACCTTGAGCACCACCTGCTTGGTAACCTTGTGAACCTGCGGCTGTTCCGCCGCCAGTGATATTACCGCTTGTAATATGCGGATCAGTAATAATTCGATCTCTAAAATTAAAGTTAATGTCTTTAATAATATATTGTTCTGGCTTTTTGCCTTCTGATTCGTTTACAATAATACGTACAACTTTTGCAGGATCAATATAAAACCATTTTTTACTTTCAGGATCTCTTACAAAAAATGCATCGCCGTATTTGAATGTATTACGAACAACTCTAAACATTTTAGTTTCAAACTTCTGTAGTTTAGTCCACTGTTTTAAGTATTGTCCTAAAATATTAACTTCACTGTTTGTTGCTGTTTTATTAAAGTTAAGTTTAAATGGTGTTAAATTTCTTGGATTTTGTTGTGAACAAAATTCTGCTAAAATGTCTAACGCCGCATTTACTTCTGAGTCGTTATCCATTGTATTATATTGTCCATAACGTTCAATACGGTTTGGACTACCAACGTATACGTCTGGCAAATATGATGAATAATTGGATTTCGCTGGTCCTGGTTCGTTACCGCCGCGTCCACTGAAAGGACTCATGTTGCCGCCGTCATTGTTGCCTACAGTGGCATTTGTAAAATATCTTTTCCAGCTCATGTATTACACAGTTCCTTTCAACATATTCCCGTTCAATGCGTTTGTTGCACGAAGAATATTTTTTAAAATTTTATTCTGTTCCATCAAAGTAGCAGTTGCTAAATCGTTACTATTTGTATTTACCGCCTCTCCTGAATCTGCCAACTGTTTTGTGACTCCTGAGTCTGCAACAATTTTGGCTGTATCAACTGTTGGTACTTCAACTTTTGGTACTTCGTATTCAGGCATTACACCTGCTTTGGCAACTTTAACTTCACCTTTTTCAATTTCATCGATGTTTTTCATCTCAGCAATTTTTTTGTTTGGATCGTCTTCTTCGTCATCACCACCAAACCAACTAAACGGATTAAGTTTTTTAAGTTTGTCAACTAATCCACTAAAGATACCACTGATCCAACCAAACATTGTAGTGAATACATCAAGAACTGGTTGTACCCAACTTTTAATTTTTTCCCAACCAAATATAGCAAGTAGTGCCGCACCAATTGCGAGGAATGGTGCAATAATTGGACCAAGTATGATTCCAAACACTGCTGGTAATAATGATGTTACAAATCCTGAAATTAGTAGTCCTGCAAGTCCGCCAAGTACACCAACAATTAATGTTCCAATATGTTCTTTAAAGAAAGCACCAAACCAAGCACCAAATATTTCTCCTACTTTTTTAAATCCTTTAGTAATCATAGGACTGAATTTTTCTTCCCAAACTGTGCTAAAGAATTTACCTAAATCACCGCCTGCCGCTTTCCATGTATCTTTTAAGAACTTGGCCATTTCTTCACCGTACTCCATGATTCCTTTCATGAATCCATCTAATTTTGATACGCCATCTTTACCTGTTGAAGTAAACCATTCTGTAAATGTACCAATACCTTCCATGAACATGTCAAACAAACCACTGTCAAGAATAGTTGTTTTAATCTTGTTACGCATTTCAGTCATTGCTACTTCAAAAGCGGCTGTTGCGGCAGTAGTCTTATCTCTTTCTTTTTGTTCTGCTTTCATTGCCTCAATGTCTGCATCAGTGTATTTTGCTGACATCTTTTTGTATTCAGCCAATCCACTTGTTAATCCTTCAAAGCCTTCTTTACCCATCAACTGTTGTACCATTGCAGGATTCATGCTCTTAATAAACGCATCCATCTCTGGACCAAAGCCTGCCATCTGCTTAATGTATTCTTCTTGACTGATAGCACCAT